AGGTGTTACTGATGTTTCTGATTATCAGACAGACGCAACTGTAGAACAACTCGATAGGGATGATACTGTGTTAAAAACATATATCTTTAGAGGATTATGGCCACAAAGTTTGGGTGCAATTGAATTAAGTCATGAGACTGCAAATGCACTTGAAGAATTTGAGGTTACTTGGAGATATCAACACTTTGTAGCATCTGGGGTAAACTTCTAATTTAGTCTTACTAAATAATACTAGTAAGAAAATTAGAAGGCAGGTAATACACAATGGCAGAACTCTTTGGGTTCAAGATTACCAGAGTTAAAGAAGGAGAAGGCAGTGGTGAAGGTTTCACCACTCCATCCCCTGATGATGGGGCAGTTGAAGTCTCAGGCGCTGGGCATTTTGCATCAGTATTAGATTTAGAAGGCAAAACAAAATCAGATGATGATTTAATTCGTAGATATCGTGATATCGCACAACAAGCAGAGTGTGATATGGCAGTAGAAGATATCGTTAACGAAGCGATTGTCGCTGACGAAGCGGACCAATCCGTTTCGCCTATTCTGGAAAACGTACCTGTTCCAGAAAATATCAAAAGAAAAATAAGAGACGAATTCAATAATATTTTAAGTCTTTTGCATTTTCAAAAGAAAGGACATGATGTTTTTAGAAGATGGTATGTTGACGGAAGATGTTATTATCATATGATAATAGATAAAGAAAATCCGAAATTGGGTATCAAAGAATTAAGATATATCGACCCTCGGAAAATTAAAAAAGTAAGACAAGTTAATAGAAAGAAAGACCCTAAAACTGGATTAGATTTAGTAAAAAATATAGATGAATTTTATGTATATAATGAAAAAGGAATGCAACAAGGTCTCAATACTTCTGGTATTCAAATCGCTAGCGATTCAATCGCATATTGTACATCTGGATTAATAGACCAAAACTCTGGTAGAGTTCTTTCACATTTACATAAAGCAATTAAACCTGTTAATCAATTAAGAATGATTGAAGATTCTCTTGTTATTTACAGAATATCAAGAGCGCCAGAAAGAAGAATTTTTAGAATTGATGTAGGAAATTTACCTAAAGTAAAAGCAGAACAATATCTTCGTGATGTAATGAATCGTTATAGAAATAAACTTGTATATGATGCAACTACTGGTGAAATCCGTGATGATAGAAATCATATGTCAATGCTAGAAGATTTCTGGCTACCAATCAGAGAAGGTGGTAGGGGAACAGATGTTCAAACTCTACCTGCTGGACAAAATCTTGGTGAAATTGAAGATATAAAATATTTTCAAAAAAGATTATATCGTTCACTAAATGTTCCAGTTTCAAGACTTACAGAAGAATCTCCAGGAACAGTAGTGGGTGCTGGTAGGTCAACTGAAGTAACAAGAGATGAATTAAAATTTACAAAGTTTGTTCAAAGATTAAGAAAGAAATTTACAGGATTGTTCCTTGATGTAATGAGAACACAATTAATATTAAAAGGAATAATCAATGACGAAGATTGGCATGACATGAAAGAACATATCAATTTCAATTTCTTAAAAGATGGACATTTCTCAGAATTAAAAGACGCAGAACTATTACAAAACAGAATAGATACTCTTGATAGAATGCAATCATATATCGGAACATTTTATAGTAAAACTTATGTACAAAAATATGTTTTACGAATGAGTGATACCGAGATATCAAGAATGAAAGATGAAATTAAATCAGAAAGTGGTGAAGGTGACCTTAATGTGCCAGACCATAGTGATGGCGTAACAAGATATCCAATTATGCCTCCAGGTGCTACTCAAATTGATATGACAAAAACTGAAGAAATGCCTGAAGATGATGAAGGAGAAACTGGAGAACCATCAGATGATGAAGGAGATAAATTATAATGAGTGATGAAGTTAAAAAAGTGATTGATTCAATCGAAAAAGGAGATAATATCGAAGCGGAAAGGGGATTTAAAGATGCCATGACGACAAAAGTCGCAGATGGACTTGAAGTTAAAAGACAAGAAGTCGCAGGTAATATAATTAAAACAACTGTTCCCGAAGAAGCTCCTGATAATGTCAACGATAAACCAAATGAAGAATAAAAAGTTCGAAGATTTCCTTTCTCAGATTTCTGAGAAAGATGAACACAAAAAAACTAAGGGATATAAAAAGCTTTCTCCGAAAATGAAGAATGCTGTGGACTTTATTATGAAAAAAATGCACGATAAACCACAAAATTTCCTAAATAGTTTTGATAACAGTATAAAAGATACTGCAAGAAAATTTAAAGTAACGAAAAACGAACTTATGGACTATTTTGAAAAAGAATTATTTGCAGTAATGTAAGGATAGAAAGATATGGCAGTAACAAATCAAACATTAATAGATACAAGTTATAAAACAGTTATCAAAACAGTAAGTGATAACGCATCAAATAGTGCAGTAAGTGTTTTAGACGCATCTGCAATGACTCTTGCATCTACAGACCCTAGATTATCTATTGCAAAAATATGGTGGTCTATTGAATCTGCATCTGGTGGTGTCGAACTTTTATGGGACGCAACATCAAATGTTCAAGCAATTATTTTAACAGGCAACGGTACTTATGGTTATGATGCTGGTCAACCAGCACTGACAAACAATGCTGGTTCTGGAATTAGTGGAGATGTTTTGGTCACAAATGCGACTGGTACATTTACTTTAGTTACAGAATTCCACAAAGTATCTGGTTGGACTAACACTACATAAGAGAGGATAGTTAAATGGCATTAAAGTTAATCGCAGAACACATAGAAGATGTAGAATACATTACTGAAGAAAATGAGAAAGGTGAGAAAGAATATAAAATAAAAGGTATATTCATGCAGGCTGATGTTAAAAATCGGAATGGTAGAGTATATCCGTTTGATATTCTAAAGAAGGAAGTTGCTAATTACAATAAGAACTTCACAAGACAAAAAAGAGCATTCGGTGAATTAGGACACCCAGACGGTCCGACTGTAAATCTTGAAAGAGTTTCACATATGATTACAGCATTGTATCCAGATGGTAAGAACTTCATAGGAGAAGCGAAAATCATGGATACACCAATGGGTAAAATTGTCAAGTCGTTGATGGATGAAGGTGCTAAACTCGGAGTATCTAGTCGTGGATTAGGTTCTCTAAAGGAAAAAAATGGTGCATCATACGTTAAGGATGATTTTTACCTAGCAACGGCTGCTGATATCGTTGCCGACCCATCTGCACCAAACGCTTTCGTAGAAGGTATTATGGAAGGGAAAGAGTGGATATGGGACAACGGTATATTACAAGAAGCAGAAATTGCACAACATAAATTGGAAATTGAGAAAGGAATTCAGTCAAGAAACGCAAACATTTACGCATTAGAGTTTGCAAAGTTTCTCAAAAAACTTTAATTTATAAATATTATTATAAAAAATATAGGAAAAAGGAGATTTCCACATGTCAGAAATAGATAAAACAATTGAGGAACTTGAAACTGAGGTATTAGCCGAACTCGAAGCTGCTGATTCTGAAGAAGCTCAAGAAGTTGCTGAAGAAACTAAAGAAGAAGAAACAGCACTAGATGAGAAAAAAGCTCCGAAAGTTGAAAATAAGGACGTAGAAGATTTAGGTCCTGCTGTTACATCTCCTACTGACGCTAAATCGTCATCTGCAAAATCTGGTGAAAAAACCAAACAAACTAAAGACGCTGCACATAAACATGCTGCGCCTGCAGATAAACCAGAAAAACTAAAAGCAGAAGATATGTTAAAAGCAATATCTGATAAATTATCGAAAGCAGATGAAGCTAAGTTAGAGAAGATGTATAATAAAATCGTTAACGAACAAGTCAAAGATGACGAGGACGAAGACGAAACTAAACAAGAACTTGCAAAAGCCAAAGAAGAAAAGAAAGAAGCAATGGAAAAAAGAATTAAGGAAATCAAAGTCAAAGAAGACGTTGATGCCCTAGTATCTGGAGAAGATAAACTTTCAGATGAATTCAAAGAAAAAGCTTCTACAATCTTCGAAGCCGCTGTAAAATCAAAAGTCAGAACAGAAATTGAAAGACTAGAAGATGAATATACTAAGGAACTTACTGAACAATCTGATAAATCAAAAGATGAGTTAATAGATAAAGTTGATTCTTATCTTGACTACGTAGTTCAAGAATGGATGAAAGAAAACGAACTCGCAATTGAAAGAGGATTAAAAGGTGAGATTTCTGAGGATTTCATTAGTGGTTTAAAACAATTGTTTGACGACCATTACATTGATGTTCCTGACGAAAAATATGATGTGTTAGAAGCTCAATCTAAAAAAATTGAAGAACTTGAAGAACAACTCAATCAACAAATTGAGAAAGATAAAGAACTTCATTCAGAAATCGGCGAACTAACAAAAGATTCTATCGTAAAAGAAGTATCAGACGAATTAGTCGATACAGAGGTAGAAAAGTTCAAAGGTCTTATTGAAGATGTTGACTACACAGATGCTGAAAGTTATAAATCAAAACTTGAAACATTAAAAGAGTCATATTTTCCAAAAAGAGCTGAAGAACAAAGCACAAATGAAATATCAGATGACGAAACTGTTAACGAAGTAGAAACATCTGATAAGATGGCTGCGTATATGTCCGCTATCAGTAAAACTCATAAACGTGCAAAATAATAATAAATTGAATTATATTGATGGAAATAGAGACGTATACTAAAGTAAAATTTAAAAAAGGAGACGCAAAAAATGTTTCAATCTAATAATTTACAAGAAAAGTGGCAGCCAGTCCTTGAACACCCAGAATTGGGCGAAATCAAAGACCCTTATAGACGTGCTGTAACTACTGTAATTCTCGAAAACCAAGAAAAAGCGTTAAGAGAAGATAGAAGCTTTTTACAAGAAGCTGCGCCAACTAACTCAACTGGTTCTAACGTAGATAATTGGGAACCAATCCTAATTTCACTCGTTAGACGAGCAATGCCTAACTTGATTGCATACGACATTTGTGGTGTGCAACCAATGACAGGTCC